ACCGCTACGGATCGGGCCGCATTCACGAGATCAAGCTGTCGGAAAGCTGGTACCTGGCCAACATGCCCAAGTTCAAAGCCGCTTTCGAGGACGGCAAACTGACCATCCCCGCCGATGCCGACCAGCTGAACGACCTGCGCGCCTTGCAGGTCATCGGCGGCATTATCAAGCTGCCCAAGGCCAAGACCGAAACCGGCAGCAACCAGCGCCACGGCGACAGCGCCATTTCCAAAGCCCTGGCCTATTTCGCCAGCCAGCAGGACGCGCAGATCATTGAATACACCCCCATCCCCAGCAAAGAAACACGCTACTGGGATACTGACGATTTAACCGCCACGCGCAAAGGGGCCTGGTAATGCAATTTTTAGACTGGTTTAAAAAGAAACCCGCCCCAGCGGACGTGAAGGAGCGCCAGACCGATTCCCCGCAATCTGCTTTGCTGCACCGCGAGTTTGCTGAGCATCCATCCAAAGGGCTGACTCCGGCTAGATTGGCTGAAATCCTGCTGGCCGCCGAACAGGGCGACATGATCGCGCAGGCCGAGCTGTATATGGACATGCGCGAAAAAGACGCCCACATCGACGCCGAGATGCACAAGCGCGAGATGGCCGTCAAAAAGCTGGACTGGACGCTGGAACCGCCGCGCAATGCCACCGCGACCGAAAAGAAGAATACCAAGGCCCTGGAAGACCTGATCCGCGACGAGCTGGACATCGGCAGCATCCGCATGGATGCGCTGGACGCGATCGGCCACGGCTATGCCTGCCTGGAGCTGGGCTGGGGACGAACCGCCCAGGGCCTTTGGTTCCCCAACCAGATCGAGCACCGGCCGCCGAGCTGGTTTACCTGCCCGCCGGACAACCGCAACACCCTGCACCTGCGCCAAAGCGGCGCGGTGTATGGCGCACCGCTGCAGCCGTTCGGCTGGATCGTGCACACCCACAAGTCCCGTGCCGGTTATATCGCCCGCACCGGGCTGTACCGTTCGCTGGCCTGGCCGTATTTATACAAGAATTTCAGCGTGCGCGACCTGGCCGAGTTTTTGGAAGTCTACGGCCTGCCGATCCGCGTCGGCAAATATCCGGCGGGAGCGGGAGCAAAAGAAAAGCTGGATTTGCTGCGTACCGTGCTCAGCATCGGCCACAATGCGGCCGGCATTATTCCTGACTCGATGCAGTTGGAACTGCAAAGTGTTACTACTCAGGGTAGTGCCGAATCATTTAAGGTGATGATGGATTGGTGTGATGGCGCCGAATCAAAAGTGATTTTAGGCGGTACGCTGACCAGCTCGACCGGGGCCAACGGCAACCGTAGCTTAGGCGACGTGCATAACGAGGTGCGCCTGGATATCCGCGACGATGACGCCACCCAGCTGGATCAAACGCTGTCCGCGCACCTGGTCTATCCGATGGCGATGCTGAACGGGCTGTTTGCCGATAACCGCTGCCCGTCGTTTGTCAGCGATACGCAGGAGCCGGATGATTTACAGTTATATGCCGATGCTTTGCCGAAGCTGGCGGCGATCGGGATGCGTATCCCGGCGCGTTATGCCCATCAAAAGCTAAAAATCCCGGAAGCCGAAGGCGACGAGCCGGTTTTGCAGGTGGGCAATGCTAATCCGCCGCCGGTTCCTGGACAATCCGAACCGGCTGCGACCGCTTTGGCGGCGTTGTCTGCCGTGAATGCGGAACCGGATACCGACCCGACGCCGGTTTCGGCGCAGGCCGAGCTGCTGGCCACCGCCGCAGGCCCGTCGATCAAGAGCATGGTGGATGTCATCAGGAACAAGGTCGAGCAGGCCGAAAGCCTGGAAGCGCTGAGCGCCGACCTGCTGAACAGTTACGGCGACCTGGACAGCGGCGAGCTGGCCAAGGTCATGCAGCTGGCATTCGCGGCGGCGGATCTGGCGGGGCGGTTTGATGTGAGCGAGGGCGGCTGATGCAATGCGGAGTTTTATTCAATCCGTATGCGTTGTGGGTAGGCGCGCATTACTCCACGTATAACAAGCGCCTTTGCATTAATCTATTGCCAGCGGTGACGGTATGGATTGCCTTTAAAGGCGGGATACAACCCAGATGCCGTTAAAACTATCCCCCACCCAACTGGCCTTTAACAGCCGGGGCGACGGCAGGTTCAACCAGCCGTTCCAGGAGCAAGTCGATTTTATCGCGCAAAAGCTGAACCTGCCGACCGCGCATTACGACGATATCATCGGCGCGGCGCATGACCGCGCCTTTGTGGTGGCCGGTGCGATGAAGGCCGATTTACTGACTGACATCCACAACGCTATCGACAAAACCGCCCAGGAAGGCAAGAGCATCCAGTGGTTCAGGAAAGAGTTCGACACTATCGTGCAAGCGCGCGGCTGGCAAGGCTGGACCGGAAGCGACACCCAACAAGGCCGGGACTGGCGCACCCGCGTGATCTACCAGACCAACCTGTCCGCCAGTTATGCCGCCGGGCGCTATGCCCAGCTGACTCACCCCGACCTGCTGAGTATCCGGCCGTACTGGAAATACGTGCATAACGATACGGTAGCGCACCCGAGGCCGCTGCATGTCAGCTGGTCCGGCGTGGTGCTGAAACATGACGATCCGTGGTGGCATAGCCATTTCCCGCCCAACGGCTGGGGCTGTCGCTGCCGGATTACGGCGGTACCGGCCAGCGCCTACGAAGGCGCAGCAGCGCCGGATGACGGCACCTACGAAAAAGTAGACCGCAACGGCGAGATCCACACGCTCCCGAAAGGCATCGATTACGGCTGGGACTATGCGCCAGGCAAAAGCCATCTGGAAAAGACAATCAGCTTTCAACAGCAAAAACTGGAGGCCAGGCCGTGGCAATTGGCGCGCTCCAATGTACAGGAGCTGGTGCACAGCCCCATTTTTACGGATTTCTTTGCCGGCAAACTGCGCGGCGAATTCCCCATTGCGGTACTGCCTGCCGCCGATCAAGCCTTATTGGGGGCCGAAACCGCAACGGTATTGCTGTCGCAGCATTCATTGTCCGCGCATCTGGCGAGTCATCCGGAAATAACGAGACAGGATTACCTGAAGATTCAGACGATTCTGGAGACCGGCGAGGTTTACCGGCAAGGTGAAGAGCGGCTGGTTTATCTGACGATTGCCGGAGTCATCTATCGCGCGGCCTTAAAGCGTACGGCAGACGGCAAGAAAAACTATTTTTTGACCTTGTTTAAAACGGATGAAAAAGCGGCCAATAAGGAGATCAGGAATAAATCGGAACGAATACGATAGATCGGCGCTTACCGGCTGGGACCCACCCAGCCTAGCCCTCATCAATAGCCGAAGGCTAAAGGGGTCGTAAGGTATTACGACGGTAAGCGGTTTGAGTATAAACTACGCCATGATATTTACAACTCAGGAGACCCCATGCACAGCACTGAAACCCTAAAAAACCTATTGGCCCGTGGCGCCGGACTGCGCCTTGACGCCAAGGCCGTCAGCATTAACGACCTTAGCGAGCTAGCCGCCGTCGCCCATAGCCATAATGCCCGGCTCACCATTGCCAACGCTAATCACATCCTCAAAGATTCGCTGGAACGGTTGGCCGTGGTCGGCGGCGACTATGTCAATTTTGAGTTTTAAGCGATAGCCTATGATTACAGTAGACGTCGATACACAAGAATTCACCGCCGCCTTAAACATCTTGTTAAGCAGGACCGGCAACCTGTCGCCGGTGTTGCGCGCGATCGGCGAGGATCTGAAAGAGTCCACCCAGAAACGTTTTGAAACGTACACCGGCCCCGATGGCGTGATGTGGGAGGCGAATAGCGATGTGACCTATGAGCGTAAAGCGGACAGGAGCGGGATACCGCTGACGGATCATGGCACGCTGGGCAACACCATCGCCTACCAGCTGCAAGGCACCGACGCCCTGCTGATCGGAAGCCCCATGGAATACGCCGCGATGATGCAGTTCGGCGGCACCAAGGCGGAATTTCCGCATTTATGGGGCGATATTCCCGCCCGGCCGTTCCTGGGCATTTCCAGCGAAGACCGCGACACTATCCTAAGCACTCTGTCAGAATACCTGCAAAACTAATCTCAGTCGATTTAAGCCGCGTTAATTCATTTAGCCGGCTATCGGTATCAGTTTTTTATTTTACCCCCGTTAAATAGCCGTTAAATTGAGTTCTAGGGCTATTTTGAATCACCCGGCAGAGTGTAAAACGCAAAAACGCAGCGCCACCCGCTAAACAGTCCTTACGAACGGCTTCACGCCTCCCTCCCGTTTTGGGTTGCCTAGAATGCAGCCCATGAGCAAAAAAACATCCCTTAACGCTAATCAGCCACCAGCCCAAGTCGCCATCGCCGCCTGTACGTTTGAAATAGGCGCTTCCGGCGATGGCTCAATGCAATTGTTTCCTGCCGGAACTTTTGATGCGCCGCGCGGTGCAATGCGCGGAAAAGGACCGTGGCGTCTGGATGTCGATTCGGCACAGCGCTTGATTGGTGTCGTCTCGCAACGCCAGAACGATATCGTCGTCGATTATGAGCACCAATCCCTACTAACGGCTCAAAACGGTCAACCTGTCATTGCCGCCGCATGGATTAATCCGCAAAGTCTGGAATGGCGTGAACCCCCTGCTGCCTGTCCTGGTCTGTTTGCAATCGGCCCAAAATTTACTGCCGTCGCATCGGCGCATATTGCCGCCGATGAAATCCGCTACGTCTCCCCGGTATTTTCTTACGACGCCAAAACCGGCGAAGTGCTGGATATTCTAAACGTCGCTTTAACCAATAACCCCGCGATTGACGGGATGCAGGCTGTAACCGTGGCGGCCACTTCGCTTTTTGCATCCGTCTCAACCAACCCACAGGAGTCCACAATGGATGAACTGCTCGAACGATTGCGCTATCTGCTCAATCTGCCACTTACATCCACACCCGAGGAAATCGCGGCCGAGTTGGATAAATTGAAAGCCATGATTGCCCAGTCGGACACCGCAGCAACCAGTTTACTGGATGTGCTGTCCGGCAAAAATGCCGAGATTGCGGCGTTGTCTGTCCAGGCCGGCGCAGAAGTTGACCTGACAAAATTCGCGCCGATTGAAGTCGTCGATGAACTGCGCACCCAACTGGCGGCGTTGTCTGTCGGCACGGTGGAAGACAAGGTGGGGCAGCTGATCGAAGCGGGCAAGAAGGACGGCCGGATTATCGGTGCGAAAGCCGAAGCCTGGCTAACCGATATGGGCAAAAAGGATATCGCCGCATTATCCGCATATCTGGACGCCGCCCAACCCATAGCCGCTTTAACCGGCATGCAAACAGGCGGCCAGATCAACATAGATCACGACGAGCATAGCGGATTGACAGCGGACGAGCTGGCGGTATGCAGCGCGCTCAACGTCGATGTCAACGAATTCAAAAAAACCAAAGCGGCCTAACCGCATAGGATACCTATCATGCCTTTAACGTCAGACAGAAACACCCCTTCACGATCCGGGCAGCAGTTCAGCTATCCGCTGGCAGCGGCGAAGGTTTACGCCGGCAGCATCGGCGTCATCAACTCCAGCGGTTATTTAACCAAAGGCGCAACGGCGACCGGCCTGAAATGCGTCGGCCGCATTAATGCGCAGGTTGACAACAGCGCCGGCCTTGCCGGCGACGTCAACGGCGAAGTAGAAAACGGCATTTTCCGCTGGAAAAATTCAGCCGCCGCCGATGCCATCACCTTGGCCGAGGTCGGTGATGTCTGCTACATCGTAGACGACCAGACCGTGGCCAAGACCAGCGGCACCGGCACCCGCTCGCCGGCAGGCATTATCGAGGACGTGGATTCCGATGGCGTCTGGGTAAGAATGGGGCAGGACGCCCTTGTGGCTCCGGCAGGCGCGTTATTGGCCGCCAGCAACCTGTCAGATCTGGACACCCCGTTAACGGCGCGCGCCAATCTGGGCGGCGGTGCCGACAAAATCATTCTGTCTATTCCCGACATCGATCTGGTCGGCGCTACTGCCGAGGTCAAGCGCATCGTTTCGCCGGTCGCGGGCACTATCGACAAAATCTATAGCGTTATCGACGGCGCATTAACAACCGGCGACGCCACGCTGACCGCAAAAATTGGCGCTGTAGCCGTGACCGATGGCGCGATTACCGTGACCCAGGCAGGCAGCGCAGCCGGTGATGTGGACAGCGTAACGCCGTCAGCCGCCAAAACTGTCGCAGCCGGCAACGTGATTTCAATCACAGTCGGCGGCACCAATGACGCGGCAAAACTTGGTCACGTTATATTCGTTATCACCCCAAGCGCTTAATCTGGAGCACACATGAAAACACTTAAAAGAACCTTCTTTGGCGTACTGGCCGTGACGGCCTATGCCCTGGCGCTGATGTTCGCCTTCTCCGGTCCGGCCGTAGCCCTGCCGCTATCGATGGATGCCGATGTGGCGATGCCGCTGGTATTTGGCGGTATCTTGGTCAATGTATCGGTGATCAATTCCATTTTTACCGGTCTTAAAACAATTTTTAACAATGCCCTAAAGGCACAGCCAGGTAATTGGCAGGCCACGGCGATGGAAATACCGAGCACCGGAGCCAGCGAAGATTACGCCTGGCTGAGTCGGTTCCCTGCCTGGCGTAAATGGATCGGCGAAAAGTTCGTCAAATCGCTGGAGGCCGGAAAATATACCAAGATCAATGAGGACTGGGAAACGACAATCTCGGTCAGGCGTAATGACATTGAAGACGAACGTATCGGTATCTACAACATACAGGCGCAGTCGGCTGGCGACAGCGCAGGCGAGCTGAACGATATCATTGTCGATGCGCTAAAAAATGGCGCATTTGCAAATCCCTGTATTGATGGCCAGTATTATTATGACACTGACCATGAGATCAATGGCGCATCGGTATCTAATAAGTTGACGACTGTACTTAGCTCGGCGACTCCAGCCGCAGCAGCGGCAGGTTATGGGGCCGCCAGAGTGGCAATCATGAAATTTACCGACGATGAAGGCATGCCGCTAAGGCTCGTACCCGACACATTAGAGGTTCCGCCTGCGCTGGAAGCGGTCGCCAATAACTTGATGACTGCCGATAAGCTCGATGACAACAGCCCAAACCCGTACAAAGGGACGGCTAAAGTGTTAGTTAATCCTGCATTAACCTCCGACACAGTTTGGTTTTTGCACGTAACAACTAAGGTGGTTAAGCCGTTCATTGTGCAAATGCGCAAAAAGCCAACTTTTGTTTCGCAAACTTCAATGGAAAACGACGACGTGTTCATGAAAGCGGAATACAAGTTCGGTGCGGAAGCGCGGGCAACAGGTGTTTACGGCTTTTGGCAGTTGTCTGTCGGCAGCACTGGCGCAGGCTAATTCGGGAGATAGACATGATACGTATTAGATCATTAAGAGAAGGTTTCCGTCGTGGCGGTGTGGCGCATTCAACTACGCCAACCGATTACCCTGATACCCAATTTACTGCGGACGAGCTGGAACAGCTGCTGCTCGAACCGATGCTGGTTGTCGAGGTGTTGCCTAATGATGCCGGTGAGCTTTCCGCGCAGGATCGTCGGCAGGCGATAGCAGACTTTCTGGATGATGCCGGCCAATCCGATGAAGACGAAGAATCTGACGAAAACGACGAATCTGGAGAAGCTGGTAAATCAGAAGGTGCTGGTGAATCTGGCGACGCCGATTCATCCGCCAAGTCCGACAAGCCAGCCAGAAAACCGGCTAAATAATGTACTGCACCCAGCAAAACCTGATCGATCGTTTCGGCCAGCTGGAGATCATCCAGCTGACCGACCGCTCCACCCCGCCGGCCGGCACGATCAACGCGACGGTGCTGAATAAAGCCATCAGCGATGCGGAAGCGGAGATCAACAGTTATTTAACAGGCTATGCCCTGCCGCTGGCCACTGTTCCGGCTAATTTTGAGCGGATGGCCTGCGATATGACCCGGTATTACTTGTATGAAGACCGGGTCATCGAGCAGGTGAAGAAACGCTATGACGACGCGATCAAATATCTGACGCAAGTCGGCAAAGGCGTGATCCAGTTGGGGCCGGATACGGCCGGAACGGTTGCGGAGGTCGCCAGCGACAGCGCGCAGTTTTCATCCAGCCCGTCGGTATTTGGCCGCGATGCTGTCTGAACTGGAGCTTGAGCTGATCGGGGCGGTCAAGAATTCGCCGATTTTTGCGAATCTGCGCGAGGTCGAGGCTTTGCCGGATGGCGATGCCGCGACCTTGCTGCGCAGGTTCAAGACAGCGGCCCCGGCCGTTTATGCGGTTGCAGGTCCGGTGGCGATTGGCGATGAAAAATATACGCTGCGCTTTGATTTGATCTGCGTGGCCAGCAATGCGCGGGGCAACGATGCCGCGCGGCGCGGCGACGGCCAGACCATCGGCCTGTATCAGATGCAGGATGCACTGAGCGAATTTCTCGACGGCCATAAAACGACCGGCGCGGCCTGGTACGCGAAAAGCATCAATTTTGCCAAGGATAAGGTCTGGATGGATAACGGCCTGTCGGTCGGCAGTCTGCAACTGGAAACCACGGTGCGGCGCACCGGCGTTGATGAAACCACGCTGGGTGCATTCATGACCTTCCATGCCGACTACGACATCGAGCCGTTCCAGGCGCAGACCGAGCATGACAAATGGGCCGAAGAGCCGGCGGACTACACCACCAGCGCGCCGGAACTGACCGACACCACCACTTTACCGCAATAGGAGCACACCATGAAATTAGGACAACCCGTAAAGCTCAAGCCTGCAAACGGCCTGACGCTGCGCAAGGAAAACGGCCAGTTTTTGGCCGAAGGCGGCGAAACCGTTATCGCCTCCAGTTACTGGCTGCGCCGATTGAACGATGGCGATGTCGAAGAAGTCGCGGCCGACGTCGTGCAGGAACCGGCCGCCGATCAACCAAAACTAAAAACCAAGGGTTAAGCCATGCCAGATAACATCCCCTTTTTAACCATCCCGCTTGATTGGCGGGTGCCCGGCGCTTACATCGAGATCGACCACACCAAGGCCGTGCGCGGCTTGCCGGTGATGAGCCACAAGATGCTGATCTTGGGCCAGCGCCTGAGCACAGGCACGGTCGCCGCCGGTGTATTGACCCGCGTCAGCCGCAAGGAAGACGGCGTGAATTACTTTGGGCGCGGCTCGATGCTGGCGCAGCAGATCGAGGCGGCGCTGAAGGTCAACCCCTATACCGAATGCTACGCGCTGGCGCTGGATGATCTGGTCGCAGGCGTTAAGGCGACCGAGACGATTACTTTTACCGGCACGCCGACCGAATCCGGCACGCTGTACCTCTATATAGGCGGAAGGCGTCTACAGGTGGGCGTTGCGGCTAATGCTACCGTCACCGATATTGCCACCGCTACCGCTGCGGCCATTAACGCCGATCTGGATGGCGCGGTCACGGCTACCAGCGCGCTGGGCGTGGTGACAGTTACCGCCCGGCATAAAGGCGTCGAAGGCAATGACATCGATTACCGTGTCAACTATTACAGTGGCGAATTTCTACCTAAAGGACTGGCCGTAGCGTTTGCGGCAGGCGTTGCCGGAACCGGAAACCCGGATGTGGCGGCGGCAATTACCGCGATGTCCACGATGAACCCGTATACCATCCTGTGCGGCTGGACCGATGCCGCCAACATCGTGCTGCTGGAAAATGAGCTGCAAAGCCGTTGGGGTGGCATGGATATGCGCACGGGGCATGTGTTCGGGCATAAAAGCGACACCTATGCCAACCTGGCCACCTATGGTTCGGCACGGAACAGCGCGCACACCACGTTCAGCGGCCTGAACAAGTCGCCGACCTTGCCGTGGGTTATTTCCGCCCAGTTTGGCGCGGCGTGCGAGTTCTCTGGCGCCAACGATCCGGCGGTGCCATTCCGCTCCATCCGTTTGCCTTCAGTGCTGGCCCCGGTCGAGGCCGAGCGCTTTACCGATACCGAGCGCAACCTACTGATGCATGACGGTATCAGCACCATCATCTTCGACCAGTCCGGCGCGGCGATGATCGAGCAGGTTTTAACCACTTACCAGCAAAACAGCTTCGGCATGGAGGACGTGAGCCTGCTGAAACTCAACACCAAGTGGACGGTGGATTACATGCGCTATGCGTTCCGCTTTGCGGTGCTGCGCGACTATCCACGGCACAAGCTGGCCGGGGACGATGTGCTGGGCAAGATCCAGCCGGGCCAGCCGATCGCCACGCCGAAACTGATCCGAAACACGCTGATCGCCACGGCGATGGAACTGGAAAAGGCCGGTCAGCTGGAAGATATCGATCAGTTCATCAAGGATCTGATTGTCGTTAGATCGACCAGCGACCAGAACCGCGTTAACGCGATCATCCCGCCCAATACCGTCAATCAGTTTGATGTGTTCGCGGCGGCTGTTCAATTCATTTTATAAGGGGGGCGTATGGGCCAAGTTACAGGGCGGGTTTTTATCACCGCTAACGGGAAACGGTTTTCGACAAAATCCGGCGCGACATTGAAGTTCGGTAATGTGAAAAGGGAGATGGTGCCCGCAGATCACGGCACAGCCGGTTATAAAGAAAACACGGAATCAGCGGGCGTGGAATGCACGATCATCCACGACGCTAATACGTCGCTGACAGAAATACAGGCCATTGTCGCGGGTTCCGGCTCGTTCGATACCGACACCGGCAAGTCGTTCGTATTGTCCGGCATGGTTTGCCTTGAAGCGCTGTCCCTGGCGGATGGCGAGGTCAAGGTATCGTTTGGCGCTATGGATTGCAAGGAGGTTTGATGAAC